AACAGCATCTGGTATGTCTATGCTTATGGGCGCGGCGGCACAGAACATTAAGGCCGTTGTACGCAATGTTGATGATTACTTATTGGCACCTCTCGGCCGATCTTTGTTTAGCTTCAACATGCAGTTTAATTTCGATAAATCTATTAGAGGGGATCTCGATGTAGTAGCCAAAGGTACAGAAAGCCTAATGCGAAACGAGGTACGTTCCCAGCGTCTGTTGCAGTTTATGCAGATGACAGGAAACCCCAGCATGGCTCCATTTGTTAAGTATGATTACATACTACGAGAGCTTGCCGCGAGTATGGATCTGGATGAGGACAAGGTTCTTAACGATCCAAGAGAAGCGGCGATCCAAGCTGAGATGATGGCGGCGGTAGCGGCGTTGATGCCACAGCAACCACCCCAACAACAGCAACAAGGGGCACCTAGTCCCGAAGACCCAACCGGTAATGGTGGCGGGAACATAGCTCCCGGTAATGCACCAGAACCCGGCGCTCCCGGATTTACGGGAGAAGGTGGAGGAGCAAACGGTGGTAACCCACCCCCAGCACCACCTGAAGGTCAGCCGCAGTAATGGAAAAAGTCTTAGCGAAGAAAATATTACCTCTAGTCAATGACATAGAGAAGTACCCGTTATTACAAGACTATGTAGATACTCGTATCGAGACGATGCGTAATTTTTTAGAAAATACAAAAGAACACGAAAAGATACTGGAAGTACAGGGCGCAATTGCAGAGTTGCGAAGGTTCCAGACACTGCGTGATCAAGCTCTGGAGGGAGCCAAATAATGCATAATTACGAAGAAGATATGATGCTAGGGGGATGCGGAGATCCGATGTGCCCAGAGTGTGGCGGTATGATGGTTGGCATGGATGATGTGTCAGGAAACCCAATTCCTCCGGGATCTAACGAGATGAATGTCCGTGATGATATTCCAGCAGTTTTAAGCGACGGTGAGTACGTCGTTCCAGCGGACGTTGTTCGCTATCATGGTTTGAAGACTTTTATGTCGCTACGCGACGAAGCTAAGTTTGGCTTGATGGCTATGTACGCTGAGGGTCAGATCCAAGAGATCGATGACGAAGAAGCAGATAAGGTTCCTTGTCCTGAGTGTGATGGCGAAGGCTGTGAACACTGTGATGGTAGAGGGTATCACTACGCAGATGAAGACTATGAGTGTTGTGGTGAAGAAGACTGCGACTGCGAGTATGAAGATTACGAAACTGAAGAAGAGTACGAGACCGAAGAAGGTAACGTAATCGAAGAAGCAAAATCAGAAATAGAAGAAGAAACAATGGAAGTCGAAGAGGAAGAAGACTCTTCAGACGGCAAAAATACTTATCGTCCCAGCGTAAAGATCGCTGTGATGAAAAGGTAATTTGCGGCACGGGCTACCCGCATAAACCACTAGCTTCGGCTAGTCTACTTTAACGGCCCCCAACGGAGACTATATGGCTAAGTACAGAAATGCCTATCGGGATGAAACCGATCAGGTGACAGAAGAGGTGCAAGCGGCACCTACAACAAACGCAACACCCCCACCACCCCCCGCAAATGCTGACGAGGAAAGTTTTAAGAAACGCTACGGTGACCTTCGCCGTCATATGCAACAGCAGATGGCGCAACGTGATCAAGAGATTAGTCAGATGCAAGCGCAACTTAACGATGCGACACGCGGACAGATTAAATTCCCTAAGTCCGAAGAAGAAGTCGAAGCGTGGTCTAACAAGTACCCAGATGTTGCTAAGATCATTGACACCATCGCCCAGAAGCGAATTAAAGAAGTCTATGACGAAGCAAAGGTAGAAATCCAAGATATCAAGAAGCAACAGGATAGCGTCAAAGCTGAGAAAGCTATGATGGAACTAAACAAGTTGCACCCGGATTTCGCTAAGATACGGGGTCAGAAACAATTTCACGATTGGGTAGCTGAACAACCTAAGTATATTCAGGATTCCCTCTATCGTAACAACCAAGATGCCAAGGCGGCGGCTAGAGCAATTGATCTCTACAAGTCCGACAAAGGTATCCGAAGAGTAAGAACTAAGAACTCCAGTGCCGCCGCTCAGGCCATTGGAAGAAGTGGAGTAGCCGCACCAACTAGCGGTAAGTCCATGTTCACAGAAAGTCAGGTACAGAACATGAGTTCGGCTGAGTACGAAAAGAACGAAGCTAAAATCATGGAATCAATCAGTAAAGGGCTGTTTGAATATGATGTAACTGGTGGAGCGCGTTAAACCCCTTGCTAATTACTTAGTAATTGTGGTATAACAACCTTAACAAACCGAGCCGAAAACTATGTATTTCTGAAGTCTAACTTTAGTTATACATACTTTCCTACCTCATCCTTCCCTTAAATTTCAGAAGAACACTCTAAAGTTACCTAAGTATCTTTGGCCCTTCTCTCGAAGACACCCGAAAGAACTTAGCCCTTAATGAAGTATTCCCTTCTGTTTCGTTCAGGCACTAGTGGCTACGCCACAAAATTTTAGTGCTAATTTAACTTAACATCTATAGGAGATGCATTATGGCTTTTCAAAAGGCTTCGGGCTATACCAACCTACCTAATGGTAATTTTAGTCCTGTAATTTATTCACAAAAGGTTCAAAAATCTTTTAGGAATACATCCGTGGTGGAGGACATCACAAACACTGATTATATGGGTGAGATCGCTTCTTATGGCGATAGCGTCAAGATAATCAAAGAACCAGAAATCACAGTTTCTGATTATGCCCGTGGCACAGCAGTTGCGGCGCAGGATCTTAGCGATGCTGATTTCTCACTGATCATCGATCAGGCGAACTACTACATGTTCAAGATCGACGATATCGAAGCCGCACACAGCCATGTTAATTTCATGGACTTAGCGACTGACCGCGCCGCATTCAAACTACGCGACACTTATGACCAAGAAGTATTAGGTTACTTATCTGGTTTTGAGAAGAGTGGTGGTAACTGGATTGCTCGTACAGCCGCTAACGGTACTAAGGCTGATTCAGCCGCTGGTGCTGATGAACTGTTGCTTGCTAACAAGTTAGACATCACTGATTTCGGTGGTTCTGATCTTGGTGGTTCAGCAGATGCGGATACTCACGCTTTAACTTCAATCCCTCTAGCCGCTGGTGGCGGTGCTGGTGGTATCACTAGCCCTCTAGCAGTTCTTAACAGAATGGCTCGTAAAATGGATGAAGCTAACGTGGACTCAGCAGATCGTTGGTTCGTTGCAGATCCAGTGTTCTATGAGTTGCTAATGGACGAAGACTCTAAGTTCATCAACTCTGACTTTGGCGGTGGCGAAGAGCTTCGCAATGGTCGTGTTGGTAACGGTCTTATCCGTGGCTTTAAAGTGTACAAGTCTAACAACTTGCCATACTTCGGAACAGGCGCAGGAACTTCTGCATCAGTCGGTTCAGAAGAGAACTTTGGTGTAGTTGTAGCTGGACACCAGTCTTGCGTAGCTACTGCACAGCAGTTGGCTAAGACTGAAAGCTACCGTGATACAGGTTCATTCGCTGATATCGTTCGTGGTATGCAGTTGTATGGTCGTAAGATCCTTCGTCCTGAAGGTCTAATGACTGCTCATTACAACTTAGCGTAACTGAGTAAGGGGTAGCCTTCTTAGGAGGGTTGCCCCTTTTTTATATAAATTTAGAGTAATTTGACCAATGCCATCTACTTATCTTGACCTCACTAACAAACTGCTTCGTAAGATTAACGAAGTAGAAATATCTGAGGCAGACTTCTCCAACACGCGAGGTGTGCAAACCCTTGCTAAGGATGCTATTGTAGATGCTATTGGTCAGATTAACCAAGCTGAATACGAGTGGCCCTTTAACGCCGCTCAACACACACAAGTTTTATTAGTAGGTCAGGAAGAGTATTCTTGGCCTGAGTATTTTAAAGTTGTTGATTGGAATAGTTTTCAGATCCAGAAGAATGAATCTCTAGGTGTCGAACACAAGATGCTAGAGTTCATGGATCGTGATGTTTATTACAAAAAGTACAAGAGTGATGATGATAACGCTGGGGTAATCGGTATTAGATGCCCGGAGTTTGTAGCGCCGTCTCACGGTAACGGATACATTGTAAGCCCCTCACCGGACAAGCAATACAACATCCAGTTTAAATACTACATGAATAACGTAGGCTTAACTAATTTCTCTGATCAAACCAGAATACCAAATTCATATGATAATGTGATTATCGACGGGGCTTTATACTACATGTACATGTTCCGGGATAACCCAGAAGCCGCTGGCGTATCTATACAGGTTTTCCAGCAAGGCATTAAAAACATGCAGGGTATTTTCATTAACAAATACGAGCGAGTTTACGACACACGGGTTTCTAGAAATTCTAAAATGAGCCCTGAATATATAGGTCTCTAATATGGCAGATCGCGTACAGTCCTATAAAGTCATTTGTGGCGGGGGTCTTAACAGTAACGAAAATCATCTTGATTTGAGTGAAAATAGCCCCGGTGCCGCAACTCGATTGGTTAACTACGAAGTTAGTCTATTTGGTGGATACCGTAGGATAGAAGGTTTTACTCCTTATAATCCAAACGCTAACCATCAAGAAGTAGATCCAGCTAATTCCGAAGGTAAGATTCTATCCGTATCTATCCATAAAGATGACAACCTAGATTCCGATATTGTTATCGTATCTAGAAAGGTTAAGAAGTTTACTTACACAGCGACAGCAGGACAAACTGTTTTCTCTGGAGCGGACTCAAACTCTAGAACACTGGCTAACAACAATACGTCTAACACGATTGTTAAGCAGACAAGAAACGGTACAACTACCACACTTTCTGGATACAGCCACGATGCTACTAGCGTAACGCTTTCTTCTGGTGCTACAGTTGGTGACATAATCGAGGTAGATACGAACGAGTACAAGTTCTATCGATATGTAGCTTTCGCGGCATGGGCAGAATACAACACCGGAATTGTACATAAGTTTAAAGACGGGGTTCGAGAGGTTAAGAAACTACGTCATATTAGCTTTAACTTTGGTGATGGTAACAAGATTTGTTTTGTAGATGGTGTTAATAACGCCGTCATTTTTGACGGAATTAACTGGAAAGCAATTAGCCCCAATAACTCAGGGGGTGCATCAAGTCCCGGCGGAGCAAGCGCCTTAGCACGACCTGAACTAGTAGACGCCTTTGAGAACCATTTGTTCTTTGGTGGCGACAGAGTAGCTCAAGCTACAATCGCCTACTCGGCTCCACTAGATCCTCTTACGTTCACTGCCGCCGCTGGCGCTGGACAGTTAGCAATTGGTTTCGACGTAGTACAGTTTAAACCCTTCCGTGGTGACTTATTTATTTTTGGTACTAACGGTATTAAGAAAGTTTCCCCCGACGTAACAGCCGGGTTTGTTCTAGACCAGATCACAACCAACGTAGGTTGTATTGCAAGAGATTCGGTGTTGGAGTTAGGGGGTGATCTTGTCTTTCTAGCACCTGATGGATTACGACCGGTAGCTGGTACAAGTAGAATTGGTGACGTTGAGCTAGAGACTATCTCTAAACCAATACAGCAATTGCTTACCGCACTACCGCAGGATTACGATCTAGAAACACTTAACGGAGTAGTCATACGAAGTAAGTCTCAATTGAGATACTTTGTTGGAGATGACGATATATTCACTCAAGACAGCTTCGGTATTATCGGCGGTCTTAGGTCAGCAGACCAACGACTAGGATGGGAGTTTGGTGAAATAGTTGGTATCCGGGCGAGTTGTTGTGACTCAGCTTATGTAGGATCCAGCGAACTTATTTTACACGGGGACTACAACGGGAAAGTCTACCAACAAGAGAAGACTACCCAGTTCGACGGTGAAGATATCCTAGCCGTATACGCAACCCCGTTTTTTGATTACGGCGACACCGAGGTCAAAAAGACCATGCGTAAAGCCAATACATTTATTCGTGCAGAAGGCCCTCTCACTCTGAACATGGCGGTTACTTACGATTGGGAAGATCCCAATACAGCAAAGCCTAGTTCCTATTCACAAGAATCGTCGGGCGCACCAGTACGATATAAAGGGAAAAATATTAATTATGGTGGTACAAATATTAACTACGGGGGCACAGAAAAGCCCATCATTACAACGAGCCTACAAGGCTCAGGGTACGCATGCCAGCTTACCTTTGTTACCTTGGGAAATTTCAACCCATACAGCATCCAAGGTATTGTTTTTGAATTTAGCATCGCAGGGAGACGTTAATGGCGGGATATACTAGACAATCAGTCGCGGACATTATCAACGGTGCTAATATTACTGCACCGCCACTTAATGCAGAATTTAACCAGATTCTAGCCGCTTTTAACTCATCAACAGGACACTCACACGATGGCTCAACAGGGAATGCACCCAAGATACCGCTTACTACCTCCGTATCTGGTTATCTTCCTGTGGTTCACGGTGGTGTTGGCGGACGTAACAACACGACTGCCACGTCCGACCCAACAGCAACCAATGATAACACTGAGGGCTACGCTCCCGGCTCGTTGTGGATCAACGCCTCCACCGGCTATACACACCTATGTTTATACAACACGACGAACAACGCTAACTGGGTAACACTAGTTGCCGCTAGTTTTGGCACAGGTATTATTGCACCGAAGGTCACAAACACCGTAGATATCGGTACTTCTACACTCCAGTTTAAAGACATTTATGTTGATGGTGTTGGTTACATCGATGACATCAACGCAGAGACTATGTCCAGCACAGGTAATACTGATGTTGGCGGCGCTCTTGCTGTTACAGGTAATACAACAGTAGGCGGTACTCTAGGAGTAACAGGCCTAAGTACTCTAGCTTCACTGGGCGTAACTACTACTCTTACAGTAGGTGGTAGCGTAGGTATTACTGGTACCACAATCATGTCCGGTAACCTCACGGTTAACGGCAATACTACAATTGGTAATGCGGCCTCTGACACTGTAACAGTTACAGCAGACGTAGCTTCTCACCTTATTCCTTCAGCAGACTCTACTTATGATCTCGGTGCTACCGGGTCTGAGTGGCGTAATCTGTACATCGATGGAACTGCTAAGATTGACGCTCTTGAAGCGGATACCGCAGATATCGATGGCGGTAGCGTAGACGGCACTACAGTTGGTGCGGGTACACCCGCGTCTGGTAGTTTTGCTGGGCTTACAGCTACAGGTACAGTTAACCTATCTGGTGCTACAGTATCTAATCTGGGCGCAGTAACTACAGCCGACATTAATGGCGGTACAGTAGATGGTGTTACTTTAGGTACCAACAGCGCAGTAACAGAAGCACAGATCGACAATATCAATATTAACGGTAATGCGATCACTAGCACTAACTCAAATGGAAACATCGACCTTACTCCAGCAGGATCAGGCGAAGTTAACATCAGCAAGGTAGACATCAACAGTGGTGCTATCGACGGGACTACTATAGGTAGTTCTTCTGCTTCTAGTGGTGCATTCACAACAGTTTCAACATCAGGCCAAGCAACGCTTGCAACAGTAGACATTAACGGCGGTACAATCGACGGTACGGCTATAGGAAGCACAACTGAGGCTTCTGGTGCCTTTACTACTCTAACGTCCTCTGGCGGCATTACAGGCTCTTTATCGGGCAATGTAACTGGTAACGTCACAGGTAATGTTACAGGCAACGTAACTGGAGATATCACTGGAGATGTAACGGGCGACGTTACAGGTAATATCACAGCCAGTTCTGGAACTTCTACGTTTAACGATGTGGTTGTTAATGGTACTGCAAACTTTACTAACACAGCACTTACTAATGTTGTTGATCCTACTAATGCACAAGATGCGGCTACTAAGAATTACGTTGATACAAACGACGCACTAAAAGTTACTAAGGCCGGTGACGGTATGACAGGTAACCTGACTATGTCAGGCGGTGCAAAAGTAACTGGTTTACCAACTCCAACAGCTAATTCAGACGCGGCTACTAAAGGTTATGTAGATACTGAGGTAGCAAACCTTGTAGATTCAGCCCCGGGCGCACTCGACACATTAAATGAGCTTGCAGATGCGTTAGGCGACGATCCAAACTTCAGTGCAACAATTTCAGCCGAGATTGCGACTAAGCTACCGAAAGCCGGTGGCACTATGACGGGCGCAATCGCAATGAGTACGAATAAGCTCACGGGCGTGGGTAATCCTACAGCGGCTCAAGATGCGGCTACTAAGAGTTATGTAGATACTAAGGACGCTCTTAAACTTAACCTAACTGGTGGCACCATGTCGGGTACTATTGCTATGGGCTCTAACAAAGTTACTGGCGTAACAGATCCTACAAATGCCCAAGACGCTTCTACTAAAGCCTACACTGACGCCCAGCGTGATACGCGACTAGCTACCGCTGGTGGCACAATGACAGGCAACATCAGCATTGGCACTAACAAAATTACGACATCAGCAGATCCTGTCAACGCAGATGATCTAGCTAGAAAAAGCTATGTAGACGCGATCCACGGATCCGCAGTAGCGGCCGCAACATCGGCTACCAATAGTGCAAACAGTGCAACGGCGAGTGCAAACTCCGCCTCCGCCGCTTCTACCAGCGAAACTAATGCCGCCAACAGTGCCGCTTCATCCGCCGCTTCTTATGATCTATTCGACGATAGATTCCTTGGAGCTAAGTCTAGCGCACCAACTACAGACAATGACGGTGGATCTCTCGTTATAGGTACGTTGTACTTTGATACAACTGCACAGATCATGAAGGTCTATGGATCTTCTGGATGGCAATCAGCCGGTTCAGCGGTCAACGGTACATCTGAGCGTTACAAGTATACAGCTACAAACAACCAAACTACGTTCAGTGGTGCGGATGATAACAGTAATGCACTTGGCTACGATGCCGGGTTCCTTGACGTATTCTTGTCAGGTATCCGTCTCGTTAACGGTGTAGATTTCACTGCGACTTCAGGAACTAGCATTCAGTTAGCTTCTGGCGCGGCTACAGGTGATATCTTAGAAGTTGTAACTTACGGTACCTTTGTTCTGTCTAACCAGTCGCTGACTGACATGACTGACGTTAATACAGGTGGGGTAAGTACGAATGATCTTCTAGCTTATGACGGTACTAACTTTGTACCTACTTCTACGCCTACACTATCAGGAGCCATAAAGACTACTGATGGTTTGTTGCACCTTGATAAAGCGTCTTCAAAGGTAAGACAGTACGCAATATCTTCTAGTGCGGGTACTCAATCATTTTTACTAGGAAGAATTAGATCTTCTAGCAGTACTGATGGTGGGATTACAGGGGTTGTAAAAGCCGCGTATGACCAAGGGGATACCCTAAGAAACGTAAATGTTCACTTTACATTTGCCCAAAGGACAGGAACTGCCAAGGGGCACTGGTGGTACGAAAACACGGATGATGACTCTGGTTCTGATGTTGTATCGGTCAAACTCATTGATGATGGCTCAAACAATTACTACGTTTGGCTACACGTCGGGGATTATGTTAACTGCTTTATTGATACGGTTTGGCGACAAGTTTCCGGTTCCCATATACAAGATTCAGGAAGTATAACTGCAAGTACAATAACATCGGGGACAACTCTATTTGATACTGCAAATGACCCCACTTCCGAGCATCACATTGGAAAACTTTACGCCCACGATGATGTAAGCGTTGAGGGCCAAGTAATACTTCGCAACAATTATAATAACGTCTTGAAGGTTGTTCAAGATGACACAAGCCTATCGAATGATACGTTTGCTTTAGAGATTGATAGCTCAGCCCACACGTCGAATATGACTTCCGCGGGTATGATGAAAGTCTCAGGGTATCACGGTAATGCTTTTGAAATTAATGGTATGGGCTCAACCATAATTAACGAAGCGGGGGCGGCGACGGCGGACTTCCGCGTTGGGTCTAACAACAACACTCACGCGCTGTTTGTTGATGGCGGTAATGGCCGGGTTAATGTTGGAGGCACTTCTGCTTTAGGTACGCTGTGCGTAGAAAGTACGGGAGGCACTACTAATCTTTCACTGAAAGCGGATACCGATCAATTTGCTGGAATATTTTATAACAACGGAACTTCTAATAAAGGCGCATTACTTTATAACAACGACACGAATACTTTTACGATTCGGTCAAACGGTGTTACTAGCTTTGAAATAGCCCCTACTGAAATCGCCTTGAACAACTCTGGCAACGACCTAGACTTCCGCGTTGAGACTAATGCTACGTCCCATGGTCTTCTTGTTGATGGTGGCAATGATCGGGTTCTAACTCAAACTTCGGGCGGCTTTGAAGCTGAATTTGGGGGCGCGTTCAACTACACAGGTTTAACAGTACGGAACACTGGGTCGTCCATCTCTTCTTCACATAAGGCTCAAATAGATTTTGAAGTAAATGGCACTGGCGGAGTGGTCAACAGGGCGCAAATTATTGGCGGTAAAACTAGCTCGGGTTCAACAACAGGATATTTACGTTTTGATGTTCTTGATGCGGGAACAATGGAAACACGCCTTACGTTACAACCTGACGCCGTTGTCGTAAATGAAAATAGCTATGACGTAGACTTCCGTGTTGAGTCTTCATCTAACGCTAATGCGTTCAAGGTTGATGCTGGTGATAACAACGTATTAGTTGGCACGGGTAGTCGTTTTTGCGTAGGAACAACAGGTCACACTACATACCCTACGGCGCAAGTTTACGCCATACATGGTTCAGGTGGAGACGTAACTTTGAAGCTAGGAGGTTACGGCGGCAGTCATACTTACACTCAGTTCCTCTATGCTGGCAATAACCCAGTTGGTTCTATTGTTGGTACTTCCACAGGGATAGTCTACAACACAACCTCTGACCGTCGTTTAAAGAAAGACATCGAAACCATCACTGACGGCACAGACAAGCTGATGGCGATGAACCCTGTCACTCACGGTTGGAAAGCTGATCCAGAAGCAGACGCAGTCCACGGCTTCATTGCTCAAGAGATGATGGACATCGTTCCAGAAGCTGTCTCAGGCGATCCTGATAGTGATGAAATGATGTCGATGGATTACGGGCGTATTACCCCGGTAATCGTAGCGGCTCTACAGGAAGCCAATAAAAAGATTATGGAATTAGAAAATAGAATTAACGAATTGGAGGGTAAATAATGTCAGCATCGTTAACTCCCGCAGGATTAGTTGGCAATGGTTACCAAGTAGACACTTTTGGTGACAGTGGTCATAAGGCGTATAACGTCGGAAATAAACGAGGGGCTGGTTCATATACCTTGTTTACTCGGGGGAGTTCATCCGCCCAAGCAACTGGCGAAGTTATTATTCACGGGATTTACGGCACCCCTTCTAACTCCCGTATAACTAGATACATTATTTCGGGTAACTTAGGTCTTCAACAAGTATTTGATTCTAATCTCGGCAGTGTCCCGGTTCCAAGCCTCGCGTGGAATGGTAACGACCTAGAAGTAGTTAACTCAAACGGCAGTTTGTACTACTGTGTCGAAGTAACTCTTCATGGGATAGGTAACGATTGGAACCACGTTTGGGGTAATTTCCCCGGAATGAGTTAAGGATTAATTATGACAGTAAAATATACATACACAGTAGATGAGGTCTGGTCTTACCCAGAAGAGTTGAATGGCTTTAGTTCAGTTGTAAGTACAGTAACTATGAATGCAACAGCTACAGACTCAGAGACAAATAAATCCGCCCAACAGACTAGAGTGGTTAGTTTGCCTGTACCCGCTAAAGGTGCATCTTTTATTCAGTTTAGTGATCTTACCGAAGCACAAGTAATTCAGTTTGCAAAAAATTCGTTCGGCGTAGATCGAATAGCTACATTAGAAGCTACACTGGATAGCTTACTAGCTTCACAACAGCCCACACTTCCGTGGGCCTAATTTAAACTAAGGAGAAAATTATGTCGATTACAATCGATTGGAAAGTAAATGACGTTGAATCTGTAATCGCAGATGGTGGCGTCACAAATGTTAAATGGCAGTGTTCTGCTACAGGAGAAGTAGTCGAGCCTGACGTGGATAATGTAAATACTGGCCCCGTGGGTTACGCAGTAAATGGTGGCGAAGTTATACTAGAGCCTGATGCAACATCATCAGAGTTCGTTAGCTACGACGATCTTACTGAAAGCGTAGTAATGGGCTGGGTAAAAGACAGCTTAGGCGAAGAAGAAGTAACAAATATTGAAGAAGTGCTAACCGCAAAGGTAACAGCACAGATGACTCCAGTTAAACAAACTGGATTGCCTTGGAGCGAGTAAACAATGAGTAAAGCCAGAGATATTGCAGATTTAGATTTCAATAGCCCCGACATCGACGGTGGTAATATCGATGGCGCAACCATTGGTGGAACGACTCCGGCGGCTGGTAGTTTTACAACAGGCCAATTCAATACATCAATAAACGTGGATGGTGTAGCCAAAGTTGATGCACTTACCGTTGATGCTGGCACTGGCACAGATGCTGTTGCCAAATTAAGAATGGGAGCGGGTAATTCCGGGCTAAATAAATCTTCTCTTAACTTTGAAAACAGTGCTGGGTCAGCAATTTTTGCAATAGATTACATCAACAGTGGAACCACTTTAGATATAAATAGTGACATTGGTGGGAGCATTTTAACTTTCACACGCGCCGGAGGCATAGTAATTAATTCAGACAATGCGGATCACGATGTTCGTATTGCGTCCGACACCAACCAGAATATGTTGTTTGTTGATGGTGGTAATAACCGTGTTGGTGTTGGAGGGGTTCCGTCATACCCTCTTCATCAACAAGTACCAAACGGCACTGAGGAAGAAATTCCTTTCCGAGTTGATGGATACAAAACAGGTGTTCAAAAAATATGGCTAAATAACAAAAGAGCGCCGTACACTACTAATGGGCGTGGTACTCAGTTAATTTTTGGTAACAACGGTACGATTGGCGGATACATTGGCGCTATCGGATACGGCTCTGGTGGTAATGGCGAACTAGCTATGGGTATTCAGCGCACAGGTGGCGCTGGAACTCTACAAACTGTTTTAGTTGCTAACTCTAATACTGACGCTACTGTCTTACGGGCAGTCGGCTCGGCGAGTGCGTCTATAGATTTACAAAGCGCCGATGGTGGGTTTTCGCTTCTGAAACTTAATACCACTGAGGCGGTGTTTAACGAAGGAGGCGCAAACATAGACTTCCGCGTTGAATCAAACGGCAACACCCATGCTTTGTTTGTAGATGCTGGTACTTCAAGAATAGGTATAAACGAAAGTTCTCCTGAAGCACCTCTACATGTAAGCGGCGATGCAATTATCGAAGGTTTTATAAAGAAAGATAAAGGCCCAACACAGAGTAGTCCTTCTTTCAGTTCGGGAGACTGGGTAACATTAGCCACAGTTGACTATGGAAGAGTATTGGGAGAAGTAGGGGTTTACTGGAATGGTTTAAGTGCCCCGTCTAGTGCCCACCACGGGTATCAAAGATTAAAAGTAGGAGCATTCTATAATAGTTACTACTATGGGTGGGAAACCACACTGGAACACTTGGATCACCAATCCCATAACTCGTTTTACTTTAATGAGTTTAGAATTATTAGACCTGATGGGTATACCAACGGGACACCTCAACTCCTTCAAGGTAAAGTCTCTGCTAATGTAACTGCGGGACAATTTGTTGTTTATATAGAAAATCAACTTGGCCCAAACGGAGACGATATAACACCTGTATTACCCGCGGTAGATAATACCCCTAATGGAAACACGGTACAGGCATCACTCACTATACCGGCCAGAGGGGCTAAAGCAATATACGGCGCTTTCAGTGCCAACGGAATTATATATTCTGAAGCCAGTACCCCAGAGTTCTATCTAAGAGATACATCTTCAGGAGGAACTGCATCCCTACAGTTGGATGGAACAGAGCTTACATTAAGAAATAATTCTACAAACGGCGCGTTAAAGTTAGAAACAAACAACCCCAGAGAAGAGTTTGTATATATTAACGGTACGGCATTCTACTCTGAGTCTTTCAATATGCTTAACAATACACAATACGATTTTGATATTGATGTGCCATCTGAAGGTGGATTTGGGAACAGTTTCTTTATCATAGCGGGTTATAACCACTACCACGCCACTGCGTATTCGGCGCATAAAGTTGCCTTTATGTCCAGTAGGGGAACTTTAACAGGTACCATGATAGACGTAGGCAACCAACAATCAACCGGGGGTGGGGCATGGCAATTTAGTAAGGCTAACAACACAACCCTCAGAATAAGAAAAACGGCGGGAACTTATGTGGGTTCAGGGAGTGGCTTTATTACTGTGTTCTTTAGAAACAAAGTAGGAAATTAATATGATACATATATTTAAAGTAAGTGATGGTAGTTGGCTTTTTAGTGGTTCTACATGCCCTTCCAATATGACAGGAGATGATTACGCTGAAGGTGTACTTCCTGAAGGAGAAACATGGGACAGTGAGTACGTCTACACTTGTGTAGATGGGGTAGCCATTAAAGGCGATTTGATCGGATGGGATCAATCCGAAATTGATGCGATAGACGCCGCCAATGCTTACAAAGAAGCGCGAAAAGAAGCGTACCCTAGTATCGAGGATCAATTAGACGATATTTACCACAACGGTGTCGAAGGGTGGAAAGCAACCATCCAAGCTATTAAGGATGAACACCCCAAACCCCAATAACTTGAGTGTATAAGTGCATTAATGGGTTGCTCAATACACTACTTTTAGTGTATAATACTGCTTAGATAGTTGTTTTATTTCAGTACTCTATCTATGCTAACCCTCCGGTAAATTCATGTCCTACACAGTCCGCCTTCCTAAAATGGAAGATTACGATCAGATCAACGATTTAGGTCGTTGGTTCCAAGAAAACAGTATCTACGCTAACTGCGAGTGGTCACCTAAGAAGTGCCACGTCATGCTAGTAAATTGCGTAGAAAAGCAAAATCCTTTCTTTCTAAGAGTCGTTGAAAAAGACGATGAGATAGTAGGTTTCTTCCTTGGCAATATCACAGAATATTTCTTCTCGACGAAGAAGATAGCCAATGAATTAGTCGTGGTTTTTAAAGAAGACCACAGAGAACAAATAGCAAGACCAATAATCAAGATGTTACTAGATTTCGAGGGATGGGCGAAGAAACATGGAGCCCATGAAATATGTTTGGGAATAGTTTCTGGTATCGCGGGTTCAGGGTACGCAAAACTATTAACAAGATGCGGCTTAGAAGAAGTCGGTCAAATTTATAAAAAAGAGGTGTAATTATGTGTGGAGGCGGTGGATCAACAACCAATGTCACGGAAACAGGTCTAGGCGACGATCAGTACGCTAACCTTACGGCTGGGCAACAAACTATTAGAGATGATATTTCCTATCTAGGGGATGAGGCGGAAGATCGGTATGACAATACCACTACCCGTCTTGGAGAGATGGCTGACGCCACTGAAGGTCGTTTCGATGATGTAGACAACAGCCTAGAATTTATTGGGCGTACCACAGAAGGTGGGTTTGCCGACGTATTATCCGGGCAAGATGATCTCGCTACTAGCGTTGATACTCGTCTGACACAGACTGATGACAACATGGCTACCGGCTTTGAGAACCTTACCAATACAGTTGATACAGGTGTAGGCACAGTTACCGGCGCGATAGATACTCGTACTGGTGAGATCCAAGACAACATCAATACACAATTCGATAACACGAACACAAACATGGATACTGGGTTCAGCAACCTCACTGACACAGTAAACACAAATGACGCTGTTCTGTTAGACGCTACGAATACAGGCTTCTCTAACACTAACGAAAATATTGATAACCTAGGCACTACTCTAGGGGATCAACTTACAGAAACATCTAGCAATGTCCTAACCGGGCAAGATGCTATTTCTGCATTGATTGAGAAGTACGGCGGCGACGCGGCTACTTACTATCAAGACTTGGCAAGAGGCCAAACAGCAATTCAAGAAAATCAAGGTACTATGCAGACAGCTTTCGATGGCTATCTACAAGACTTTGGTGATTACACTACCCTAGCCAACCAAACTCGTACTGACCTCGGCAACACTGTCGTAGGTGGTTTTGAGACTATGGGACAGGTTCTAGGCAACCAAGCACAAGCTAACGAAGCTGGGTTCTCTAGTGTAGGCGATCAGGTAGCTGGAGTATCCAGTGATGTAGCTGACGTAACATCCGATGTCGCATCAGCGGCAGGAGATTCACAGACTAACTTTGGTGATATCGCCGCTTCTATCTCAGGAGTAGGTACAGATGTACAAGGTGTAGGAACAGCCGTAGGAGATGCGGCTAGTGCGTCAGATACTAACTTTGGATCTATTGCTACGGATATTGCTTCCGGGTTTACTGACCAGAGTGCTGAAGGCGTACAACGTAAGCAGAGCTTTGTAGATACCCTAACTTCTGTACAAGACATTCTACAGGCCGATACTGGCGCGTTAGACGCAACAGTAAAAGCTAACTACCAGAGCGTAGTAAGTTCATTCGATGACCAAGGTAACTTAATTACTGATACGGTAACGGCTGAAGGTACAACAATTACACGAGCCCTATCCGAGCAAGGTGATCTATTCATCGCTGAGTTTGATGCAAACGGACAGCGTATTGCACAACAAACATTAGACCTTAACTCATTACTCAACAACGTAAGCACGTTCGAGACTAACATGCAGGAGCAGTTCACAGGTATCTTCGGAGACTCTGAACTAGCGGCAGAAAGCCGACAGTCTATCCTCGATGCATTCACCATCACAGATGGATTGATTGGAGATGTTGGTGCGGGTGTAACATCCGAGCTTACAAGCAACTTCGATCTTCTTAACAATGCATTCGATGCACAAGGTAACTTCTTGGCAGACTCTATCGACGAGAATGGCAATACAATTACTCGTACCTTGGATGAGAACGGAACACTTATCACGAAGAGCTTTGACTCAACTAACACTCTCATTGATGAGACTTCGCTCAATATCGGAGATATCTCTAGCCAGCTTAACAACATGCAAGTGGGCCTCGGCGACCAGTTAAGTACAGCATTCACTGACCTCGCAAGTGGTAATGCAGATGCTAACGCTAATATCGTAAGTATCCTCGGCAATGTAGGTACTCAGATTGGAAACGTAGGTTCTGGACTGTCCAGCGAACTAAGTAATAACTTAGACACGTTAACTGCATCCTTCGATGCACAGGGCAACTTGATCCGTGATGATATCGGCGCGAACGGTGAGACAATTACAAGAGAGATAGATGCTCAAGGTAACTTAATCACTACAGCGATTGGAGCTAACGGTGAGGTTCTAAGCCAGACTTCGATTGATATCGCACAAGTAGCAACTGATCTTAACGGTGTTCAGGTAGGACTTGGTGATCAGCTAACTTCAGCATTTGCTTCTCTATCAGGAGATAATGCTACAGCTAACGCCGCTCTAGCTACTACTCTGAATGGCATTGGGGTCACATTAGGTAATGTTGGATCTGGTTTATCTACAGAACTAGCAAACAACTTCACAGAACTATCCTCTGCCTTTGACGCACAAGGTAACCTTATACAAGATAGCATTGGGGCGAATGGTGAATCCATTACTCGTGAGATTGACGAGCAAGGAAACCTAATTACCACAGCTATTGGTGCGAATGGCGAAGTATTAAGTCAAAGCGCCGTAGATATCATGGATGTGTCTAACCAGTTGAATGGTGTAGAGGCCGGTCTTGGTGACCAGCTTGCTTCAGCATTTACCGCTATTACAAGTGGCAGTGCAGACTCTAACCAAAATATCCTAGACACATTAGGAAACATCACTGCTCAAGTAGGTGAAGTTGGCACGGGCATTCAATCAAGCCTAGCGCAAGACTTCGCTACACTGAAATCATCGTTTGATGAACAAGGTAACTTGATCAGAAGTGAGATTGACCAGAACGGCAATGAACTGCGTAGAGACCTAGATTCACAAGGTAACTTGATTACTACTGAACTAAGCTCCACCGGCGAAGTTATTAGCCAGACCTCATTAAACATTGCGGATATCTCAACTCAGTTGAATGGAATGCAAGCGGGGCTTGGTGACACAATCACTAACGCCTTTACTGGCATCCAGAACTCCTCTGACGAACTACGAGCTAACCTAATCGGTAACCTAGACGGGTTGCGTAAAGTTATGGTTAACCAAGGAGACTCTATCGGAGCAGATCTGCAAGAGAAGTTCATGGCGCTATCAAGCTCATTTGATGAGAATGGAGATCTTATCCGCTCATCCGTAGATGCTAATGGTGACTTTATCTTCCGTGAGCTTAACGCTAATGGCGAACTAGTTATCAGCACAATTGATGATGCTACAGGACAGTTATTAGAGTCTGATTCATTCAATGCTAACCTTCTGACTACTGACTTTGACTCAAGGTTTAACACAGCCGATGAATTCCTAAGAGCAATTGACGCATCCATCCTACAAGTTGGGGGCGACATAGACGCAGGACTTCTCGGAATGGCTTCTGGTCTTGAAGAAGGATTTACTAGCCGATTTGATGAGCTTAGTGATCAAGAACGTGCAGGAAGACAAGAGTTTAACAACCGTCTCCTACAGGTACGCGCACTACTCGAAGAAGACGTAGCGGATCTAGACGATGGCCTACGAGGCCGTATGACAGAACTGAGCAGAGCATTCGATGGTGAAGGTAAGTTAATCGCTAACGCAATCGATGCTAACGGTAATATGCTCAAGCGTACTATCGACGATAGTGGTCAATTAGTTCTAAGCACATACAGCCGTATGAACGGTCAGCTACTCGATCAGCAAGCATTAGATATCAACCGTCTCATGAAGGAAATTTCAAACAGGAGAGTTGTACAAGGTTCTAATGCAAGTATGGGAGGTCAAAGCCTCACAGCAGGAGCCGTGGCACCCGCGTCAGTATATAGCGGTTTTGCTTCGCCATATGCTCAGACTTACTAAGGGGGCATTATGGACGAAAATCAACGCCTCACTCGTATTGAGGGTAAACTTGATAAGCTATCAGACGCAGTAATTGCTTTAGCTAGAATGGAAGAGAGAATGGTTACTTTGTTCAATCGCATGAACAAGTACGAAGAAAAGCACGAAGAGTTGGAGGATAAGGTGGTCGATATTGTTAATAGGGTATCGACTGATGGACAAACATTACGCTTTGCGGAGCGTTTATTCTGGATCGCGGCATCTGCTGGCGTTTCATACTTATTCTGGACACTACGATGACACCAACAACTGTATCTCAAAACGGCATTAACCTAGTAAAGAAATTTGAAGGTTTACATAAAGTAACTGAAGACGGCATGGTACGAGCCTACCGTTGCCCGGCAGGACGCTGGACAATTGGTTGGGGCCATTGCAAGG